TGCTGATTGTATGTGCCTGCGATGTAATCTTTCAACTCCTTCAGGAGTGCCTCTTCATTGTATTTCATAATCAAAAGGATTCATCTCCATCATTGTACTCCGTTTCCTCTCCTGCGTCAACCTTTGTATAAAGATCCAGGAAGGATTGCTTAGTGTCATCATCAAAACGATTGACACATGCCTTGATTGCATTCAAGCGATTACCAAAGATACCAAATGCTTGAACAATATGAACCAGACGACGAGTGGTAATGACTTCATCAACCCCACCGTCGAAGAAAGTTTTACGGATTACACCTGCCCACTTGACCAGGTTATCTGCAAAGTCTTGATCGGCACCAGCATTCAGAAGAATCTTTGTCTCCACAGAGGCAACTGGATAATCTTGCTCGAAGGTGACGGGGAATCGCTCAAGGAAAGCTTCATTAAGAACATTAGTTCCAACAAAGCGACCGTCATCAGAGCCTTTACCTTTAGTATTTGCAGTTGCAATAACATTAAAACCTGCCTTGGGATGGATGTATTTTCCGATTTTCTTCAAGAATACACCCTTTCCTTCCAAAACTGACTGAAGGCAAAGAATCTTATTACTAGCAAGATCAATCTCATCTAGAAGCAGCACAGCTCCCCGTTCCAGAGCTTCGATGACAGGACCATTGTGCCAAACAGTATCACCATTGACGAGACGGAAACCGCCAATAAGATCATCTTCGTCCGTTTCGATGGTGATGTTGACACGGATCAACTCTCGCTTTGTTGAGGCGCACGCTTGCTCAACAGAGAGCGTTTTACCATTACCCGAGAGACCCGTGATAAATGCAGGGTAGAATAGACGGGACTGAATAATTTTTTTAACAGTATTGAAGTTACCAAACTGGACGTAGGAATCATCGGTGGAGGGGATGTAAGAGATTTCAACGGCAGGTTGAGCAGAAGGAGCATCATATGCTCGCTCAATTTCTTGAGCGGTCAGGTTCCACTTGCCCGTACCTGATTTATAAGACTTAAGGCGTTTGCAAGCAGTAGCGTAAGATACGTTCAATTGCTTTGCTGCCTCACGGATGTTCTTACATCCGACTTCAGTTCCGACATGCTCATTAAGATACTGAACAAGATCTTCGGTGGTAACAGGATTTGGGGCGAAAGGCATTGGATTGTTTGTTTGTATGGATTAATTATAGCAGACGAGTGTGGGGTGTGACCACCCCATGTGCCACTATGCGATCTGGTCTATGAATGCATTCAGAACAGTCTTGTTCATCATCTTAGAACCCATGTGCTTTTTGAAAGCACGGGTCAACTCAGTCTTAGTAGCAACTTCGCTCTTCTGATTGACACTAAGTTCTGCAGTTCCCATACCTGTATTCTTATCAGGCATATAAAAAGACTCGGCAAATCCAGCAACATTCTTCAGAGAGGCAAACTTCTCCTTTCTCCACTGCTTATCGATAGCACCTTCATCAACTTGAATATCCAAGCAACGAATTAGACGTGTGAGTTCACCTTTGTTGCAGATACGAATACCAACCCAATTGTAATCAGTAATCTCTCTGTAGAAAGAAACAATCTCTCTAGTAGTGTAATATGCAGAGGGATTGATTTTACGAGAATACCCAGTAACAGGATCGCGAAGAATAAAAACTTTACTGATCTGATGACACAGATAGGTGTTCTTATATTCTCTACCAAGATAATCATGACTAGCGTCAATCTTCTGAGCAAACATCATCGGATTAGACTCACCGTCAGTAAGAGAAATGATAGTAACTTTCTGAACTTGTTCAACCTTTTTAAGTTCTTGTGCAATCTGACGAGTGCAAAGAACCGCTTCGACCAAAGGAGTGCCACCAAGTGTGTACTTGTTGCAATATGGAATACGATGACCAGCGAAAGCAAATACTTGAGTCCAGACTAGTCGCATGGATTCATCCAAAGACTGGCGATTCTGGCGGGAAGAGAAGAACTCAAAAAGTTTGAAGTCCTCAGCAAGAGTAATACCAGTACCCCTACTGTGATTGACAGGAGGAGCTTGATCTGGACGCAATCCGCTTTGGAATCCATACACACGGAAGGGAATATTTGCCTTGCGACAGAACCAAATGAGGTTGTAAGTTTGCTTCAAGGTATCAAGCAATTGATACTGCATAGAACCAGACCAGTCCAGATACATCACCAAACCATGGTTCTTACCTTCAGGAACAACAGTAACTTTCTTGAAGATATCATCAGTCAACTTATATTTGAACAGTTTATTTGTATCAATAACACCTGTCTTAGAAGTTGCAGAACGTTTATATTCGTCAGCAGACTTCTTCATCTCAAACTGTTTGACAAGATAGTTTACAGACTTCTGTGCATCTTTCTTGAAGGAAGTGTACTTGTCTACAGCGTATGCAACATTTTTATGGAAGTAATTGTAGGTATCGGTATCAACAAATCCATCAACACTACGATCAAACCACTTCTTCAAATCTTTTTGAATGTCATCATATCCTTCAGTAAAGTCACGATAATTGAACTGAGGCAGATCTAGATAGATCCATTCCTTAGCATCATCGGAGATAAGACGTGACAGAGACTCTTGAAGTGCGCTGTCAGTGATACTTTCAGTTTCGTCAAAGTCGCTACCACCAGTCTCCTCCTGACTGTAACTAGGAGTATCTAAATCAGGATCCTGATCATCAGAAAAGTCTCGATCATTACGATGATCGCTTTCTGGATCGCTCTCTGTAGGCCACTCTTTATCTTCATCCTCAGTATTACCTACCTGAACTTCATCATCTGCAGTGGTATTACTATCATTATCTTGCTCAGGAGGTGCTTGGAAATCTTCATCCTTTTCCTCTTGCTTCTGTTTAGAGAACTCATAGATCTCTACAGCAAGGTCAACAACTTCTCGGAAAGTCTTAGTTTGTCCAGCACGTACAACATATGGCATCTCTTCATCAGAAAATTCAACCAGACTATTGCCTTTGAAATACAGGTTGATACGATCGATGAATGGGATATAAGGAAGTTCTTCTTCAGAGACTCCAAAGAAGTTATCTTCCCACAATTCTTTATAACCCTCAAAGAAAGTTTGACGAAGACCAGGATATGTCTGCTTCATCATACGCTCAATGCGAGCATCCTCTAGGACATTCATGAACGCCTTAGGGGCGTCTGAGTAGTCCTCTGAGGGGGTGTAGAGAGCATGTCCCACCTCATGACCTACCAGGAGATCATATACAGTGCTCGAAGCACGCTCCCAGATAGGAAGACACAGGACCCGTTCATCAACATCGAAGTATGCAGTACTGACTTTGCGGTGTTCTACAGTCAGGTTTTCTGTTGCCAGCAATTTGGCGAGGGTTCCTTTGACTTCGGTGTTGATCATGCTTTCTTTCGATTACTTGTTAAGTATAGCACTATCGTCAAGGTGTGGGGACACTACAGGGACACTTTGGTTACTGTCCCAGTGTCTTACTGCATTAGCCACAATAGCGATGTTTGTAACCATATAAGAAACAAAAATAAGGGTGCGTATGCCAGCAATAGTATCAGCCTCTCTGTCGTTTCGTCCATCTTTCTGTCCTAATGCTTTTGCCCATATTCGCCATGCTTTACGAATCGTCAGACATTTTCGAGAAGTCATTGACTTTTTCAAATTTAATCGTCCTTAAAAATTTATCTACAAGGATATCCCCTTTGTGTGAAATAACAAAGACGTTAGTATCACTCCCAAGACTACGAAGAATCTTAAAAAGTTCATTAGTGCCCTCTGTATCGAGAGAACTATCAAATACCTCATCAAGTATGAGTAGATTGGTGGCAACACTATTTTTCATCCTAGCAACTTCGCGCCATGTAAAAAGCAAAGCGAGATCGATCTTTTGCTTCTCTCCTTCAGAGAAGGAAGCATATGAGAACTCGTCGCGAAATCTACTTTTGATGACTTCATTGAATTCTTCGTCAAGAGTAAAGTTGACAAAGAAGTCCATGCTGTGCAGGTATTTATTGATAAGATTATTAAATACAGGCACATATTTCTTGATAATCTGACTTTTGATTCCAGAATCTCTCAACAAAGATGACACAACCTGATACTCATCCAAAGTTTGACTGATCTTACCGCAGTCATCTTTTGTAGTTTTCAACTGATTTTCAAACTCAACCAGAGATGATTTTTCTTTATCGAGATTAGGAGTATTAGTTTGTAGTTCGATCATCTCCTTATCAAGTTGCAGATTCTCCATCTCCAAACGTACAACTTCTCTCTCAGCAGAACTAATCTGAGATCGAACATTGTGGCAGTTGGTAGAAAGATCTTCCATCTTTTCTACAATCGATACAGCATCAGCAATCTCGGTGGTAAGAGATTTAAACTGCTTAGTTAGATTCTTGCCTTTATTTTCTAGACCACCGATTGCAGCATTCTTAAATGCAGGTTCGATCTGCTGAGAGCAAGTAGGACACTCGTCATGTGATTTAAAGAACTTTAGTTCTTTAGCAGCAGATTTCAGTTCTGAGTTAATATCAGACTGTGACTGTCTCAAACTAGTCAAAAGTTCTTTGTGACTAGTAACATCTTTGATCTGAGATTCTAACTCAGAAAGTTCATTCTCTTTAGATACTTTTGCTTGCTGGTGTTCAGCAATTAAATTCTTATTGTTGGAATATTTTTCTAACTTCTCTTTCTGACGTGTATTATTAACTTGCTGAAGAGATTCGATTAATCTCTCTTGACTACTAACTTTCTCTTCTGCAAGACTCAACATATGAACGCAATCTTTACTCTGCCCTTGTGCTGTTCGGATACGATCCTTCAGCAAAGAATTCATGTTTGAGAAGATGTTGATGTCAAGTAGATCTTCAATAACTTCTCGCCTGTGAGAGGCAGGGAGTTGCATGAAGGGGACAAAAGTTGATGATCCGAGTATAACGACTTGAGTGAATGATTTGAAATTGAGTTTGAGCACTGATTGCTCCAAGTACTTCTGCGTGTCTTTGGCAGCAGCGTCTTGATCGACCAACTTATTGTTTCGATAAAGTTCAAAGACATTCGGTTTTGCTCCTCGGAATACCCGATAATCATCACGACCAATAGTAAAGCACACTTCAACCTTTAGACCCTTTTCGTTGATACTGTTTACCAACTGTCCACGGTTGATTTTTCTAAATGGTTTATTGAACAGACCAAAACACAGAGCATCGAGCATAGTCGATTTGCCAGCACCGTTCTGTCCGACGATCAACGTTGATGTTGTTTCGTCTAGTTTAATTTCTGTCCACTGGTCACCTGTAGATAAAAAATTCTTCCAGCGGATAGTTTCAAATACGATCATAGTATGTCGGGGATCACAAAGTCGTTAGGAGTTACAACAGTATATTCATAACCATGGTTCACACAATTATAGGCAATGACTTCTGGTTCTACTTCCATGATTTGTAACTGATCTGGATAGTCATCACCTTCTAATAATACTAGATATCTTTCAGCGTCATCTTTGTCTTCAAAACATTGAACGATTCTTTTAAATTCGTTCCGCTTGTCTTGTACAGCAAAGACTCCGCCAGTGGATTCTTCTGTTAAAATAAACATTTACAGCTCCGATGCTTCCATGTAGAGTGAACGCATAACAGATTTGACATTTCCCTTATTAACTTTAAGGTCTATCTCATCTATGTAGTTATCTAACAGAGACAAAGTGTCTTCGGATTCTACCACAGCATTGCCATTTTCAAGGTCTAGACTGAGATCTTCAATAATTTTTAGATCCGCTAAACCCATGCTCTGAAGTTGATTCACAGCATAATCAAACTTAGCATAGTCTCCCTTATCTTCTACGATTAGTTTGACGAATGCTCCCTCCAGTTCTCGGTGATCTGGTATAGCAACCCCGTCATTATAATACAACTTATGAAAAGTAGTAAAGGGATTTCGGTAAAAAGTAGTTTTGAGAGTGTCAGTGTCGAAGACGTGGAATCCTCTTTTTGATGCGTAGTCATTCCAATACAGTTGATATGGATTGCCAAGATAAACTACATTATCACGCTTCGACTTCATGTGATAGTGCCCACTGAACACTTTATCAAATTTTTTGAAAATGGAATGATCCATTCCCGTTTCCATCATATGACCAGGATGTGCTTCAAACCCGTTAAACTCAAGATGGCCCATAGCGACAGTAGCAGGACTTTCTGTAAGAGATCGTAGGGATTCGTCGTAGTTTTCGTCACATATCCAAGGCAAAAGAAGTATAGGAAGACCATCAACGTCAATGGTAGTAGGTCTATCATAGACTGTGATGTTGCCGTACTGTCCAAGTAACTCACCTGGGGCGTTAACTCGTAAAGTGTTTTTGTAGTAGATATCATGGTTTCCTACAAGCATGTGCATTTTGATACCCATTTCCTCTAGAGGATCAAACCACATCTTCTTCGCCTCGTCTAGAGACATGAAGTTAATTGATCTGCGACGATCAAAAGTATCTCCAAGACAGATAACTGTGGAGATACCAGATGCTTTCAAAAAAGGAATTACAATTTCACCGTAAAACTTTTTATAATGATTTATAAAAAACTGATTGTCGTTACGAACACCAAAGTGTTGATCAGTAATCAGGAGGACTTTCATTAATCAGGATTCGCGACGTTGATCTCGGCGTTGGACATTTCTAGAATTTGATTCAATCCTAGACTTAATATAATTATACTCGGTTTTTGAATCGCCGTCAATATGCATAACTTCGTCGTAGCCTGACTTTTCAATGATCTTCTCTTTAATATCCATCTGACGTTTTTCCTTTGCAATACGTCTCAGGAAAGCAAAGTACACAATCTGAGTAAAATATGCGAAAGGATTTCTAGATTTCTCTGGATTAAAATTATCAATATACTGAATACAGTTTTCAATTCCATCACAAATCATGTCATCTTTATACATGTAGTTGATGAAATTTGGTTTATATGATAAATGTGTTGCAATCTTTAGGAAGCAACTACCAATATAATTATTGACACGAGGTTTTGGCAGACCTTTTGCTTCTGCTAGTTGAACGCTATCGCGATACTTAATGATCTCAGCGAGGAACTCTTGGTTATCAACGTAATGCTGTTTCTGTTTTCTAGCAGTTTTCATAATGTCTTTGCTTTGTGTTCATTATAGCACACTTGACAGAAGTGTCAATTCTAAGTAGAATAACCATGTAAGGGTTCAAGAGTTACTAGGCTTATCTTTAAAGATCTTTTCAAACAATTTTCTTGCTTGATCAATCGTTCCGACATACCCTAGAGCGTTATCGGGATCAGTCTTAAGTTTCTTTTTTCCTAGGAGCGGATCGTCATCCGCTACAAAGTTTTCATACATGAATATAACTTCTTTACTCATAGAAGATACTGTAATAATATCTTTCTCTCTAATGATGTAAAAGTCTTCGTCGGACAATTGCATCCACTTTGTGAATCCCATACCGCGTGTCACTTTACCATCTTCACTTTCTCTGGTAACAACCTGAACGCAAACAGGATCTTGAATGAAGACAAGAGTCTCCAATTCATCCTGAGTTAGGATTGCTTTGCCGAGTACTTCTTCCCCATTGACGAGTTTGAAGATACCGTAAAATTCTTCGTCGTGTTTTGCGTAACTAATCATAAGCTTTTAATTTTACATCTATGATTTCATACTGAAATTTTTCTTCGTTATATACCTTGACTCTCTCTGTCAAATGATTGAGGGTGTAATTGTTACCTCTGTCAGTAGAGATGTCATCCGCAATATCATATAATGTTGCTTGTGATTTATTTTCGCCTTTCCTTAGAACACGACCAATTGATTGTAGGTTGCGTACTCTGGACTTAGAAGGACTAGCAAAAATCACATTGTGTAATCTTTTAATGTTGATGCCTGTAGAGAAAGTTCCATACGAGGCAATAATGATGGAGTTTGTGGAAAGTTCTGTCAACCTACGAATTTCTTCGCGATCTTCTACATCCACACCACCATGAACAAAATGAACTGGTTTGTCCGTGGAACTATTTATCAGTTCGTAAAGAGGGATGCCATGGCGTTCTACATAGTTAAAAAGGACTAGGGTATTTCCTTCGAGATCTAATGCTAAGTTACGAATGAATTTATTCCTGCCTTCGTGTTCGACTAGATATCCAATCTCGTCTTGATAACCCTCAAAGATTTTTTCTTCGTGCTTACATAATATAATTTTTACTTTTAGTTTTGCGACATACCCCTGTTTCATCAATTCATTAGTTCTAGTTACTTGAGAGCAACGTCCAAATAATCCTTCTAATACTAGTTGATTTACATTAGCGCCATCTAACGTTCCAGTAAAACCAATCCTGTATTTACACTCATGCAACTTAGACATCAACGTAGTAAGAGATTTAGCTTTGAATTGGTGCGCCTCGTCTCCAATGACGACATCAAACCTATCAAACCACTTACGCGGTTCCTTGTAGATAGACTGCCAAGTGGTAATTACCACGCTATGGTCCGTGTATTTTTCTTGCCCCGCATATATTTTGTGGCAATCTTTGGTCGCCATCCATCCATATTCCTCAAAGTCTTTGTACATCTGTTCGACAAGAGAAGTAGTGGGAACGACGATTAAAACATTTCTATCAACATTAGTATGGAATCTAACCAATGCATAGATCATCAGAGACTTACCTGATGCTGTGGGGGATAATAGCAATCGTCTGTTGTATCGCAACGCTTCGTATATTGCCTTATATTGATAATCCCGAACTTGAAGACTCGGGGGTAGGCACAGTGATTTTACGAACCCTACAACCGACCTGGGAGTGATCATATCATTACGTTCTAATGGATGCCCAAAATAGGGACAGTCTTCCATTCGATATTTGTATCCCTTCTTATCTGCCCAGTCTAAAAGGTAATCAATAAGACCAACATAAATTTCACCTGTCGCTGGAGAGTAAAGACGAATCTTTCCATCCCATCCTTTATAGCGACGGGTCTTTTGCATGTACTTTGCAGATTCTATCTCGAATGTGAAAAAGTCTGACAGTTCATAATTTAATCCAGGTTCTGCCTCAACCTTGAGATATACTTCATTTTTCTTACGAATAAGGAGGTCCATAAAACCATGCTACAAGTGACTTTCTCAATCCAGAAGTGACGGGGCGAACCCTGTGCCATTGATCCCCTTGGAAAAAAATAGCAGACCCAGATTTCAACTTAAAAGTTTTGTATCTTGGGTCCGCATCTGGTCTATATATCTCCAAATCAAAGTCGCCACCTTCGTAGTCGTCGTTTAGGAACAGCGTCATACTAATCTTTCTTACCACACCCCTGACAGGTCTTGGATGTTGATCCACATGCCAGTCATAAAAGTCTCCCTTACCATAGATGCCATATTGAACTGCTTCTACTCCAGTAATATTCAAATTCCATCTAGCATCCTTGTTTATTTTTTTCACCATACGCAAAAGCATGGACAAGAGATCTTGATCTCCTATCCATGCAACATTAGAACTTCTATTATCTTTTAGACTGTTGTGTATTTTGCCCTGATGCCATGTCAATTCGGCATTGGTTGCTTTATTTACAATGTCCATTGCCTTACGATTGAAGACAACTTCTTTCCATAACAGTCCGTAGTTCATTACATACCTGATTGAAACCTCTTCCATTCAATAGAGTTCTTGATATGATATGTGCGACTATTAATCATTCGCAGCACACCGTCAAGAAAGAAGAGAACCTGGTCTATGTATCCTATCTTGTATTGTAGTTTTTGAACTTCTTCGTCCGCTTCGATAAACATACTGATCTCTTCTTTAGTAGTCAGTTTGAGATCGAACGGCATTTCTTTGTACACAGAAGATGGTGCTTTACCTTTGTAGTAAATCCATTTATCTTTCAGCATCTTCTTCATTTCCAACTCTCGTTCTTTTTTCATTAGAGAGTAGGTATTATAAAACTCCATGTATTTCATATGGAGTTGAGGAATTGCTAGTGAGTCATTATCATGTAAGTCATCATCCAGTTTGGAATCAGTCTTCCACATGTTTTGAAGTGTTTCCAGATTCATAACGATATTTGAGTGCTTGGAGGTGCCATGCTTGTGCCAAACTCTTAGGTCCTTCTTTTAAAAGAGTTCTCTCTTCAGGAGTAAGAACACAATGGTCTAGCATGTATTGCTTCCATTCTATCATAACCTAGTGCCAGTGTTAACTTGACGCATTTGATAACTAGTATACTGGAAAGTTACGGTTGCTGTAAAGTACGAGTTATCAGTTTGCGTGACATCAAATGGTAGAGATGATAATGCAACAGGGAACATATCTGTAAAAGTAACATCAAAGTTTGCAACATTATTATTGTTCAAAACTTGAAGTGTTCCATCAGATACGAACGACAACGACGGTGTATCGGTATTATATCTAGTTTCTCTTGAGTTTTCGTCAATCCATTCAAATCGATCTGCATAATCTTCTGGAGTTGAGATTGCTCTCATCCAGTTATGAATCTGCATATAATTCTCTAGATTTTCATCGACGATAAACTGTATTTGTAAGTTCGCATATGTTGCTTGTCCATCAGGCAGGGGCAACTGAACAAAACCTGGTGTTGGAACAACAATCTCAGATATTGACATCGTAGGAATCTCTGCCGACTGACACAAGAAAGAAACCTTTCGTGCCTTTTCCAAAATGAATAAGAATCCAATTGGAGACAGATAGTTCTTATTTTTTAGTTGAGAGTCGTACCAACTTGACATGTTATGCGTTTACGTTTTCTAACCAGGAAGTGGCGATATACTTTTCCCCTTTCAATGGGGGGAGACCTCTATGAACATGAGTAAAACCTGCTGGCCAAATAAGAACTTGTCCCGCAACTGGTTTGAATCTTTTATGTTGATAAAGAAACTCGGTTTCTCCACCTTCTTCAACTGTATTTAGGTACATCATTGTTGCTGCAACACGACGGTTAGTGCCCAATGATCCTTTCTCGAAGTGGAAAGAATGATATCCCTCTCCAGGTTTTGTTCTTTGCACATTCAGATACACTTGCTGGTATCGGTAATCCATCAATGCTTCATATTCATTGACGTATTTTTCCAGACAAGAACCAATGACTAGATTGTATTGCTGCATATATTCATACCCGCACTGATGGTCGAGCATGAAATCCTCGGTAGCAAGACATCTATCTTTTCTGGTATGTGCCTTCCTTTCAGGTTTGCCAAAAATGCCGTATCTCTGAAATGTTGATCCACACTTGTCCTGATACTTCCAATATTCGATCAGTGGTCTAGTGTCATAGTCAGTATCGAAAACTCCGATAAAGTCTTCAAAGTAATAATCTTGAATGTTCATAATTTAGTCGCGTTGTCTCCAGTCATCAGGTTTGTCACGTTGAAACCAATCTACAATTTCATCCGCTCCAGAGAACCCCGTTTTGTGATTGGATGGATCGGGGTCCCCAAGACCCATCCTATTGAGAAAATCGTCTGTGCTTCCTTCTTCAATATCTTGAGAAGCTTGGCGTCTTGCTTTCTGCAACCAGTCCCTTGCAAGAGTATGGGCTTTGGCAAGTTTCTCTGCCCAGATCATATCCTCTAAAGGAACTTGTTCTTTGTTAGCAATGCACCTACAGATGGACTCCAGGCGGAGTCTGTACGCAGTCGAGAGCATAAAAATACACCAGATACAGTGTTATTTAGATTCTAACATTGATGTCAATTCTTCTGTCTTGTTCCAGTCAGCATATGCTGAATCAGATCGTTCCATAAGAATATCAAAGATATCATTTTTAATTACTTCATTGGAAACATAATCATTTAAGTACATGTCCAATGCTTCTTTGAGATATCTTTTTCTATGCCACTCTGGGGAGTATGGTTTATAATCCATGATGTAATTACAGAGTAAAATTATTTAGCGCAAAAAAAGAGGGGACGAATCCCCTCGGTCACTTCCTTCACACGGTAGTTTTATTTATAGGGGTTTTGTATCATAGGAGCAATCTCTTACAGATTTTTTTACATTCATGCTGATTTAGGGAGTCGCATTCAATTAAACATTCATAGTAGTCATTCATTTTTTGCATCTCAATATCCATTTCATCAATGGTATCCTCAAAATGACGCCACTCATCCAGTTGATTGCGCGAAGTTATATTGTGCATGATCTTCTCCATAATCGGTTGGCATAATGTAGGTAAGGATAGGATTCATTTTTCCACCTCGCGTAATTCTGATACTACTTATATGTAATGTGTGCATTTTCTGACGGAATCGATATGACTAACAATAACTCTTATTTTTTGTATACTAGACTACACATCATATGTAAAGATAAAAAAAGAGACCCCTTAGGGTCTCTATGTTTATTATCGCATAATAAAATCTCTTGGATATCCTCCTCTCGGCATGGGAATTACCTCACCTGGTAAAAATGGAATCTCTGGCATTCTGGAACAAGGGCGTTTCTTAGTACAACGCTTTTTGGGAGGTGAGACCCATCCTGGATGACCACCAGGTGATCCCCACACTCTTCCTTTTGCTTCTCCAGAAGTGCTAATAGTTGATACTGCTACAGAAGCTAATAGCAGTGAAACAAATAGTCTAGTCATTTTGTTTACATGTAGAGGACATAGTTACCCAACCCAAGGATGGGTAGGTATATCCTCCACGATTATATAGACATAAAAAAAGGACCCCGAAGGGTCCTCCTTTAGATATGCCCAGTGGGGCAAGAATCACATCAGGTTAGCAACCTGAACGCGACGATAGTAGCGGTTGGTGTTTGCAGTCAGAGCACCAGAACCTTGAGTCAGACCTTGTGCGAAGGGGTTCGAGACCATGCCGTAGCGAGTCTTGAAACCGATCTTGGGCTGGAAG